TCGATGCGCATGCGTTCTGTGCCAGAGCCGTAAGTGCCACTATAAAAAGCAAAAGCATTACTGCTGTTAGCGCCTACATGCCAGTTACCCGCAGAAGATTTATATTGAGCAAACGCGTCTGTACTGTCTCCAAACTGTATAACAGGAGAGGCTACATCTAACTTGTAAGCAGGCGAACCACCAATACCAACATTCTCATTAGCATCAATAGTAATCGCCGTGGCATTGCCATTGTCTACAATGCTTGTACTCAGGAGTCCTCTGGATACTTTTGTTAAAGCCATTAGTTATTCTCCAGTTCTGTTATTCGTGCTTCAAGTTCTTGAATTGTTGCTACTAGAAGCGGCACAAGTTTGCTTTGGTCAATGCCTTGATACACTGCATTTCCATCATCATCTACAGCGTCCTTAGTGCCTGTGATTGCCTCTGGTACAATGTCTTGTACTTCATGTGCTAAGAAGCCATCAACAGTAACGTCAGCGTCAGCAATAAAATTAAAGCGTGAAGGGTTGAGTTGCTTGAGACGTTCTGTAGCGCCTGTCATAGCTACTACATTTTCTTTTAAGCGGTAGTCTGAAGAGGTGTTGTAAGCTGTTGTTGAGCCATTTGTCGTGATTGATCCTGTTGAAGTACCGCCGCCGCTAACATTAAAAGCAATATATGTTTGTGAGCCTGATCCTGCGTTAAAACAATTAAAAGTTGTATTTCCAGAAGCGGCTTGTACTTTTAATTTTGCATCTACTGATGTAACGCCTATGCCTACATTACCGCTTGCATCGATGCGCATGCGTTCTGTGCTGCTTGTATAGAGCCGCATAGAGTCATCAGGGTGGTAATACTGAATAAGACCTGCATACTGTGCTGTAGAGCTTGATACATTTGAGTCAGCAAAAGCAACGTGACCATAAGTATTTGAATAAAAAGTTATATTCTCAGCGCCTGAAGCTCCATCCCCAATTACTACCTGAGTGCCCCCTAGTGAATTAAAAGCTGCTGGGTTAGTTTGGTTTATACCCACGTTGCCGCTGGAGTCTATGCGCATGCGTTCTGCGTATGAGCCACCGCTTGTATTTGTTGCAAAGACTAAACCACCAACATTACCGCCACCCTGATTACCTATAATTATTGATTCGCCACCACCATTTGATTTATTCCAACCAAAAGCTAACCCTTGGTCATTAGTTAGTGTAGTGCTACCAACATTATTAGCAAAATGCACATAACCACCATCATTTGCACCATTATTAACATTAAGAATCCCACTACCACCTGTATTGCCAATTTTTACATAGCCTGCGGATGTTATGCGCATGCGTTCTGTGTTAGATGTACCGAAAGCTAGTACGCCTGTCGATGGAGTAATTAACGACACACCGCCAGTTAAGTTAATAGATAGGTCAGCACTACTTGTGTTTGTAAAGGCTGCTACATTGCCTCCACTTGCGTTACTAACAGTCAGCCCATCCATCGTGGCTGTACCCGTTACGTCGATGCCTGTGGAGGTGGTGGCTAGTTTAGTGGCTACTGTCCCGCTATCGTTGTGGCGCAAATCTACGCCAGCGGAGGGTGTGACAATTAAAAAGTCATCGCCGCCTGACGCAGACTGCACAACAAAGCGGTTAGCTTGCACTTCTAAGTCACCAGTGCCGCCGTCATTTATAATGCTATTAGACCCATCATGATAAATCTGTAGGTCAGAGCCAGCACCGAAGATGGCCTTGTTATTATCAGCAAAACTTAAATCACCCGGAAGCGTTAAATCACCAGACAGCTTTGCAGATGTAACACTAGCATCAGCAGGTACATTTACAGCAGTAGGCTGGATAGTCATAGCTTCTACAGCAGAACCACTAGGAGGTGCAGTAGAGAATGTTAAAGTAGTGCCAGAGACACTATAGGTATCTTTGTTCTGATAGACACCATCAATGTACACTTGAGTATTATTTTCGTTAAGCGGATCATTGCTCAAGGTAAGCGTAGTATCACTACCATCACCTGTCATGGTATCTACAACTAGGTTAGATCCACCACCGCCACCAATGGCTCCCCAAGCATCTGTGTAGCCTTCAAACTGTGATAGTGTACTATTGTATCTAAAGTAACCAGCAGCAGGACTACCGGGTCTCTGTGCTGTAGTACCCACAGGAATATGAATGGAATCAGTAGCGGAACCAATATCTAAAGTTACATCAGGAGATGCGTTAAGAATACCTACACGATTGTTAGTAGAGTCTACTTTTAAGCTGTTAGTGTCTACTGTTACGTCACCAGAAACTGTTAAGCTACCTAAAGTACCAACGCTTGTAATGCTAGTCTGTGCAGCAGTAAGTACAGAGCCTGTTAAGTTACCAGTTACGTTACCTGTAACATCACCTGTAACATCGCCAGTTAGATTACCAGTAACATTGCCAGTCACATTACCCGTAAGATTACCTGTGACATTGCCTGTAATAGGTGCAGTAACACCAGCAAACGTAGGACTATCAGTAGTAGCAACACCTTGGTTCATTGCTTTGACTGAGGCTTCACTGGTTAGCTCACTGTCCATCAGAGCACCAGCAGCAGTTACGTTAGCTGTGTCTGTTACATCTGCACTGGCTTCTATGCCGTCAAGTTTGCTATGGTCAGCATCAGTAAAGGCATTAGTATCTGCATTGGACTCATAAGCAGTCTTAATTTCAGCAGCAGTCTGGTCAGCAGTAGCTCCTGATTCAATACCATCCAGTTTAGTACCGTCTGTAGCTACGTCACGTCCATCTATAAGGCCATCAGTAGTTAAGTTACCCGATACCACAGGGGTAGATAAAGTCTTGTTAGAGAGCGTCTGAGAGCCTGTGAGAGTTGCTACAGTGCTGTCAATAGCAAACGTAACAGCGTTACCAGAGCCGCTTGTGTCTACACCAGTACCACCAGTAAACGTAAGTGTCTCTGAGTCTAAGTCAATACTCAGGGCACCACCAGTATCTGCTTGGAAGTCTAAGTCCTGTGCAGTTACCTGAGAGTCTACATATGCTTTGACTGACTGTTGTGTAGGCAGTAGTGTTGCACTGTCGGATGCCATGTTGTCTTCATCGACAAAGGCAGTGATAGAGATAGAGCCATCTGACAGTGTTTCAAATGCAGTAGTACCTGTTAACGTAGAGTTATTAGAGTCTGCTTTAGTAGCTGATGCAGTTTCAATGTTATTAAACTCTGTATCAATCTCAGTACCTTTTACGATCTTTGCAGCATTACCTGAAGGCAGGGAATCTTTAGCCGCAAAGTTTGTAGTTTTTGTGTAGTTACTCATTAAATTGATCTACCTATAAGTGCTTCTATGTTCACATCTTGTATTGAGAATTGTTTGTCGTTAATTGTAGCCTCTAAACCAATGGTGACTACACGCCCTGACCCAGTTGTTTTAGTGGTTGCTTTATTTACAATAATAGATGCGTTGTACTGCGAGGTTGCTACGTTGTACTCAGAAATACCATACTCTGCAATAGACGCATCATCTACTGTCAACAGTTGTTTTGTGTACCCTTCTGTGTAGTCGTAACCCCAGTTTAGTAATAGCTTTGTAGCTTGTCCACCTACAATAGTAAATGTAATTTCTTTTAGTATCTTTAGTTTACTAGCGTCACCAAAAGAAAGTGCATTAGTAAAGTACTTCATTGTGTAAGTAGAGGTATCATCTAGGAAACCTTCGTACTCACTAATGCCCTTAGAGCTACCAAAGTATACTTCATTGTTATCTGTAGTTGTAGCGCACAGTATGCCAGTAAAGGGCCATGTAGTTGCTCTGTTTGCTCCGTTTTCTAGCTTGCCTCGCATATCAAAACAGAACACAAGATTATTAACTTCAGGCAAAATAAGAAGATAAAAAGCGTCTTCTTCACTGTAGACTGACTTGATGTTGCCTGTTTCTACCGATACAGCAGTCATCAATGTGTCTCTAACATTTACAGAAATGTCTCCAATAGGACTGGACTTTTCCTGTATTACTCTGCCTAAGCTACGTACACCAGAGTCAGACAAAAATATCAAGTCTGTACCTATAGACTGTACACTGTCTCTAGCTATACATCCTATACCTGTAATAGTGTCTGCTAATGTCATTGTAGATGGTGAACTTGCACCAGAGTACAATAGAATACTACGCTTGCCAAAGATGACTAAAAAGTCATTAAACTCCCTAAGTGCTACAATCTCATCGTAACCTGTAGGCCATACCGTAGTTACGTCTAGTGATCCTGATGACCCACCATGAAAGTCATCTCCATCTAGCAAGTCAGAAAAAAATAAAGTATAGTTATTACTTGCTACATCCGCTACAAAAAGTCTACCAAAAGCCGCCAGTACCTCGTTACCCGCTGGTGCTGCATGACCACCGTCTGCTACCGCTACAAGTGTTGTGCTACCCGCAACGCTTACTAATGCTGCGTGACCTCGCTGAAAGAAATAGATGTCATTGTTAAAACTAACAATCTTCCAATTGTTAGCAGTAATACTGTAGCCGCCGGGTAGTGTTACTTCAGTTAATGTAGTAGTCCCTGTAAATATCTTGTTGTTACCAGCAGAGAAGACTATTTTAGTTCCATCTCTTTTAACGTACTCAAAGATAGCCTCTATACCATCACTAGAACCCAAAGGCGTAGCACTGCTTGTGAGCTTCTTTAGACCTTTACGAGCACCAATACGTCCAAATTTATCTATTACTACATTCTCTGCAATAGCTGCAAATGTAGCGTCTTGAGCTACAGGAGACTCCTGTGTGTTAAGTCCCTTAAACCCCGGCGCAGCAATGTATATATGTTCTCTTTGCTGAGCCATTAGGGTACTCTGTAGATAAATTCTTCAGGATTCTTATAAGCATCTAGCGCAACAGCGTCCGACAAGTGCTTATCTGCAATCAAGAAGTAGTCTTGTGCAGTAGTGCCTCCTGTCTCTCCACGCTCTCTAGCCAGTAGTGCTACAGCATTGTGTACAATAGCATTCTTAGGCAGTACTGTAGTGTCCGTATCGTTAACTAGTTCATTCTCTCTTGCAATAAGGTCAAAGCGCAAAGAGTAAACTCCAGATGGCTTAGGGTACACACGTATCTTAGTGTCCTCGTTACTGTCTATGCCACTGAACGTATAGGAGTCTGGAGTGCCTGTGACTTCACCGGAGATATAATATGCGTTGTTAAACCAGTTAGGTGACTCATAGCGCATAAAAAAGTTTGATGTGTCGTTAATAGCACTATATATTTTAACACGTTCTCCAGCGTTTGTCAAGCTATATTCTGTAGTATTTTCAACAGTAGGTACAACTACAGTTGTGCGTAGTGCAGACCAGTCATGTGAATCCTCTACAACTCTCTTAGCATCATTTACAAAGTCACCTACCATTTTACTATAGGTGTTCTGTGTAATCGTAGATACTTCTTCTTCACGAAGCCGACGCAGTACCTCGTTTACTATTGTTAGATATTGCGTACTCATATGAATCCTCTAAATAACCCTTGTAGTGTAGGGGCTTGATAGCTTTCGTATTGTGGCGCTAGCTCTAGTAACTCAGGGGCTTGATATGTTTTTCTAAACTGATAGTCCTCAAAGTCAGGTGGTGTATAGCCTCCAGTGCCTCCAGCGCCTCCACCCATGCCAGCAAGAAGACCTAAGCCCAGCCCTGCACCTATGCCTGCACCAGCGCCTTGGCCTCTACCTGTGCCCAGCCCTTCGCCATATTTTGCTTCACCAAGAGCTTCACCGGCAGCTACAGCTTCTCCGTATCTAGCTTCTGCGGCTGCTGCATCTGCTTTTGCTTGTGCTTCTGCTGCTGCCCTAGCAGCTTCCGCTGCGTCTGCCCTAGCTTCTGCTTGAGCAATAGCTTCTTGTTCTGCTGCTGCTTTAGCCTCTGCTGCGGCCCTAGCTTCTTCTGCTTTTCTAGCTTCTTCCGCTAAACGTGCTGCTTCAGCTTCTGCCTCCATCTGGGCAGTAGTGTCTTCGGCAGTAGTGTCCTCCAAAATGTCCGTAGGTTGTGTAGTCGTAGGAGGCGTAGGCTCGCTTGTAGGGGCAGTAGTAGCTACAGGTGTAATTGGTGGAGCTACTGTAGGCTGTGGAGCTACTGCTGCTGCTGCTGCTAATGCAGGGGCAAAGCTAGAGAACAAAGAGCTAGTAATTGACCCCGGTGCAGCAAATGTAGGCTGCGGTACAACAGGTGTTACCGTTGCGCTGGGGGCAGAAGGAGATACTACAGATGTTGCTGGTGCTGATGCTGCCCCACCTGATGCTCCACCACCACCTCCGGGTGTTTGTGTAGGAGGCTGTGGTCTTACTGGTGTTGGCCTTACCTCTGGAATTGGAGTATCGGGAAGAGTAAAATCTACTCTACTAGGAGTATACTCAAATGGCAAAGTTTCAGTTGCAGTACCTCCAAAAATATCAGGTGCAAATGATGGGCCAGTACTAGTTATGCCTTCTCTAATTAAATCTTGTCTTAAAGGTCTAGCTGCATTCATAAAACCTACAGTTCTTTGAAATGGAGTTAAACCTAAAGTATTGATACCTGCTATATCACCAGCACTGCTTAGGTAATTATACAAATCAGTATTGGACATAGCATTAAGACGATCTACGCCAATGTCTGCTATAACTCTATCTAAAACATCATAAGAAGCGGATAAATTATCTGCACCAGTTAGTGTACCAGTAACAGTGTCAACAACATCACGAGACACAGAAGTAGGGACAGTAGGGTCTCTAGGGTCAAAAGTTAACTCTGGAGCACTAGGGTCTATAGCGCCTGCTTGTCCTCCTTCGCGTAATCCTGAAATAGCATCGCCAGCGTAGGTTAAGCCGCCACTAATTAATCCTGCCTTTAGAGCATCCTCAAGGTCAGCACCCTGTATTCCTGCTGATGCTGCACTAGCAAGTGCGCTAGACAGTACGTTAGCTGTAGTTCCTGTAGCGCCTAAACCCCCTACTATATTACCTGCTACCGGCCCTAACATTGCTGATAATGCTAGCGAAGGTAAAATACTTGCGACAATATTGCCAATACTAGGATCTTTTACTTCTAGTGTTCTAATCTCACCAAAAGTAAACGGATCATAAAGATATGTAGA